ATGAAGAAGTATTCGAATGGTAAAGTTTTAGCCTTTGAAAACCCCGAATCAGATGAGAATAAAAAACAAGATAACCCTGGCTTACGTAGCAAAATATCAATTGCTACTGCTGGAACTGGGGAAGTTGGTCGGTCAGCGACCATACACAATCTACACGTTTCAGAGTTGGCTTTCTTCCCTGACCCCAAGGTTACAATGTTAGGTCTGCTGCAATCTGTTCCTGATGAGCCAAATACACTGGTTGTACTCGAATCAACTGCTAATGGTGTAGGGGATTATTTTCATGAATTGTGGACTAAAGCTGTTAAGGGTGAAAATGAGTTTACACCGATATTTCTACCTTGGTTTATAGACCCTGGCTACACCAGACCTTTTAGGACAAAGAATGAAAAACAACAGTTCATAGATGAAGTTGAAGCTATTTCATATAGCCCAAATGGTGAAACTATCTACACTTATGAGAAAGAGTTAAAGGATAAAAACGGGCTAACTTATGAGCAACTCAATTGGCGTAAATATACCATAGCGAATAAGTGTCAAGGTGACGAGTTGTTATTCATGCAGGAGTATCCTGCAACACCCGAAGAAGCCTTCATATCATCAGGCCGACCAAAGTTCTCTCTAAAAGCCCTTCGAAAATATCAAACCATCACTGAAACCCCCGAACGTGGCTACTTACAATATGGTGAGGATGGTAAAGTTGTTTTCTCACCTGATAAGAATGGCTATGTGTCTATATGGCGTAAGCCAGAACCTAATAAGTTTTATTGTATTGGAGCTGACGTTGCCGAAGGATTGGCACATGGAGACTACTCCTGTGCTGTAGTCGGTGATAGCGAGGACTTCGACATTGTAGCTATGTGGCATGGTCATATCGACCCTGACTTATTTGGAATTGAGTTAATAAAATTAGGTAAGTTCTACAACGATGCTTATATCGGCGTAGAGAATAATAACCACGGACTTACCACACTTTCAATCATGAAGAGAGAAGAATATTGGAACTTATACTTTGCCAAATCATACGACAAAATAGCCGATAAAATCTCTCAGAAGTTGGGCTGGACAACCAGTGCCAGAACAAAACCACTAATGATAGATAAACTAGCTGAGTTTGTCAGAGAAATGTTCTTGGGGATTTATTCTGATTTGATAATAAGCGAAATGTTCACTTACATCATTGATGATGATGGGAAAACCAATGCTCAATCAGGGTGTTTTGATGATACTGTCATGGCTACTGCTATATTGTTGCAATTGATGTTAGAGGGTAGAGGGGAGTCTTACACACCAGAAATCCCTATCGACCAGCGAGACAAGAAGGTAAGAGAAATAATCGACCCATTATTTGAAAGTCAAGAAATCCCTGAATACTCTGAGTAAGGAGGTAGTGTGTTGTCTATTAAAGACAAGGAATATGACGAGAGAAAACTCTCTAGTGATTGGCATATAAAGTTCAAAGAAGCCATGATACATAAAGCACCATATACCAAACGTTGGCTCACCTATATGGATGCCTATAAGGGTGACTATTTTAAGAATAAAAATATGCCTGAATATAAATCAAACGTAGTAAGTAACTATATATTCTCTACAATTGAAACCATAAGACCCATCATGCTTGACAATGACCCTGTTTTTCAAAGTACACCAAGGCAACCAGAGGGCATGGAATTCTCCAATGATTGCAATGAGGCTTTGATGTATGAGTGGGATAGAGAACAAATGCGCACTAAGCTATATCGGGAACTGATTAATGTTTTGGTTATTGGTAATGCTATTTTCTTCATTCCTTGGAATGCTCAAAAAAAAGAAGTTCAAGGCATACCTGTAAATCCATTCTGTATCTTTGTAGACCCACTAGCTACTTGTTTTGAGGATGCTGAATACGTTATTTACGCCAAATACATGAATGTAGTGTTACTTCGTCGCATGTTCAAAGAAAAGGCCGACAAATTGCATGGTAGCCAAATCAATTACAGTGAATTGGTGTCTGGTAATGATAAGAACTCCAATCTAAAGAACCAAGTATTAGTGCTGGATATATGGACAAAGGATTATGAGGTTGAAGAAAAGATTGATGGCAATGAAAAGATAACTAAGTCAAAGTATCCCAACGGCAGACACATCATATTGTGTCCTGAAATTGGTGTTGTACTGAGTGATACTGCATCTCCCTATGAAGATGGGCATCCTTTTGTAATCTTTAAGGATTATGATGTACCTGGTGTATTTTGGGGTGAAGGTGAAGTAGCACAACTCTTATCACCACAAACATACTTAAATGAAATTAATAATTGTATTGTTGACACTGCCAAAGCAACTGCTAATATGCCGTGGATAGTTGATAAGAACGCTGGTATTCCTTTTGGCAAGATAACGGCAAGGCCAGGTTTAATCATCCGCAAGAATCCTGGTTCAGAAGTGCGTAGAGAACCAGCACCACAAATGCCTATGTATGTTACTAGCCAGCCAGAGGTAATAAAGGGTGACATACACCATATTAGCGGTATTTACGAATCTCTGCGTGGTGATGGTGTTACTGGTGTTTATACTGCACAAGGTATCCTAGCACTGCAAGAGGCCGGACAGGTTCGCATCAGGTTAAAGGTGAAATTGATGGAAGAATCATTGGCTAAAGTTGGGCAGAAGTGGTACAGGCGAATGAAGAAGTATTGGAAAGAAGATAAATGGTTGCTCATCACTAAAGCAGATGGTTCTTATGATATGAAGAAATTTGTATCATCAACTCTTAATTATGACTACGACATAAAAATAACTGCTGGAAGTACAATGCCGGTTAATCGCTCTGCTATGCTTGATTTGATGATTAGGCTTGCACAAACACCTATGCCAGATGGAATGCCCATCGTGGACAGAGAAGCAGTTGCTCAATACTTACCCGAAGAAGTCAAATCTTCAATGCTGCGTAGAATGAAAGGTCAAAATCAGAACTTGGCACAGTTACAACAAGCTGTTCAGCAAATGGGTAAACAAATGCAGCAGTTCGTTCAGCAAAGTGAGCAGAGAGATAACGAACAAATGAACTTGATTCAAGAGTTAATGACTGCTGTAGAAGGCTTAAATAAGCAGATTATACAACTACAGGATAAGCATGATAAAATAGAAAGCGAAAGAATACAGATGGAAAAAGAAAACAAGCTGCGTGATGAATCATATAACAAAGGATTCACTGATGCCGAAAAAATGTACTCTGAGTCAGAACCCATGAGTATTGAGGAAATGGAAGGTGTTGCTAACGAGCAGCTGCCAGAAGAAATATTAAGTGGAATCGAAAACATGAGTGATGAGGAATTATCATTACTGATGATGGGAAATCCAGAATTACAAGAATTATTTAGATAATTTGGAACACTCCGCAAGGAATTCCAAAGGAGGTTTATAATTGAATATTGATGAGTATCGGGCTATGAAAGCTCAGATGCAACAGGAGGAAGCGACTCAGCAAAATGAGCAAACGCAGAATCCTACTCCACCCAACACTTCTACTAAATCACCTGATACCAAAACCGATGAAAAACCACCTGAAAACAACCCTCAAAACCCCAAACCATCCGAAACTCCTTCAAAACCACCCGAAAACCAAACCGAACAAACACAAACCAAAATACCTGAAACGATTCACCTTGATGGTATAGGTGAAATCACAATCGATGAGCTTCGAAAAGGATATTTACGCAACAAGGATTACACGCAGAAAACCCAGGAAGTATCCAGACAGCGTAAAGAGGCTGAAGAAGCAATCGAATTTGTAAAACAAATCAAAGAAAATCCTGAAGTACTTCAACAAATGGCAAGTGGTCAAGCACCACAGCAATTTGACCCGCTAATCCAAAAGATTCTTGAACTTGAAGCATCTATTTATGATATGAAAATTGAAAAGGAAATTGATTATCTTCAGAACAAATACGATGATTTCGATGTTCGAGAAGTTTTAGAAATAGCTCACTCAAAAAAGATTCTTAATCTCGAAGATGCCTACCTCTTATCCAAATCAGCTAAAAACCCCTCATCTAACACCAACATCAACATTGAAGAACTAAAACAACAAATAAGAAAAGAAGTTCTAAAGGAACTTGAGGCTGATGCTGAGACAACTAGAACTATTATTACCCCTGGTAATGATGGTGCTGTTTATGAAGATAATACCCCTAAATTAACCGACAAGGAAAAGAAGGTAGCAAAGCATATGTTTAAGGATTCAAAAAATCCTTATGCTGAATATGCAAAATGGAAAAATGTCAAATCTTAAAGGGGGAAATGCGTAACTATGGCAAGATTGTTTGATGAATTCAAGTTGGATTTACAGTTGTTTGCAACTCCTGTACAGCCAACTACTGAAAATACGATGGGCTATAGTGCCACTGATAGAGATAATGTTGAGAATTTTGGTAAGCTGCTGGAACCTGGGTTGCGTAAAATCTTTTTCGAAACCTACGATGAGATTCCTGAGCAGTTCCCGAAAATATATAACGTGATGGACTCGGATAAAGCTGTTGAGCATGATTGGGGAATGGGTGCGTTTAGTGATTGGACTAAACGTGAAAGCCAGCTCGATGAAGTTGCTTACACTACCTTAGACCCTGGTCTGGATAGAACTTATGTTCATGATGCATTCACTCAGGGTTTCATGGTCACTCGTGAAATGTATGATGACGATATGTACAGTCAGATGGAGAAGTTGCCAAAAGCAATGGCTCGGTCTGGTCGTGCTAAGGTTGAAAAAGATGCAGTTAAACCTCTGTTACAAGGATTTGCCGCATCTAGTGTTACTATCTACGATGGCAAACCTCTGTTTGCTAATGACCATCCTCTGGTAAATTCCGCAAGTGTTGGTAAGAACCTTGCTACTGGCCCTCTGAATGAAGCAAACCTGAAAGCCGGTCTGAAGTTGATGAGAGAAACTGTGGATGAGGCTGGTAATCTGGTTCAGATGAAAGCTACTAAACTTATCGTCCCTCCTGCTCTAGAAGACACTGCAATTCGTCTGTTAAAATCTGCTCAACTCCCTGGTACTGATTANAACGATACTAACAAATATCTNAACTCTTATGGTATCGAAATTGTTGTACTAGACTATCTTGGNGCGGCAGCCGGTGGTTCTGATACCGCTTGGTTCCTACAGGATGGTGGAAGACATCAACTCAATTTCTTCTGGCGTAAGCGGCCTGAATTCAAATGGGAGGAAGACTTCGATACTTTTGTTGCTAAGTATCGTGGGTACATGCGGTATTCTTACGGTGTATCTGATTGGAGAGGTCTGGTTGGTTCCGATGGAATCGAGGCTGATGAAGGTTCTGGAGACTCTGGAGATGAATAAATGGGGTGGCAACACCCCTTAATCTCTGATAACGAAAGGAAGATGATATAACAAATGGCAGATAGATTTGTAGCTATGGAAAAGTTCTCTGCAAAAGCAACTGCGGCTCAGGCGAGTGCCGGTAAAGTAGTATTTACTCTACCGTACCTGCCTGTTGGATATATTGCTCAGGTTGCTGCACCAACCACTGGTGNGGTAAACAACACTGGACTCGCTGTAAAAATTGCAACCGATTCGACTACTGGNGTGATTACTGCTGAAGTTNCTGTTACTACTCTTGTAGAGGACAGTATTGTATCTCTGATTTGTTTCTAAGCAAATAAATACTAGGGGTGAGGGTAACACCTCACCTCTTTTAGTATAAAGGATGATAAAATGCATGATTTGAACGACATCGATAAACCTCTAAATGTCAACGAGAGGTACTTATATAACATAAATATGCGACTAAATATTCTCATCGAAATGATGAGTAGCTTTTTGGAAGTGTATGCTGCTCAAAACAAAGTAGCTACTGTTAGTAATAAAGTTGTTGAAA